GTCATGACCTCAGCACAGTCCCGCGTTGAACTGGTCGCAAGGCAGTTCGCAGAGACAGGCGTCAAGGACCTGATGAAGCGGGTCTACGAGTTGTTGGTCAAGAACCAAGACCGTGAACGGACTATCCGCATCCGTAACGAGTGGGTGCCGGTTGATCCAAGTCAGTGGGACTCCAGCATGGATGCCATTGTATCTGTTGCGCTTGGTCACGGTAACAAGGACCAGCAGGTTGCTCAGTTGAACAATGTGTTGAACATGGCAGCAAATGCCAAGGCAAAAGGGGACCCGATGGTCACCAACGAGAACCTGTTCAACATCTCTGCAGCATTGCTGAAGGCAATGGGGTATCAGAACTATGAGGACTACATCACAGCACCTCAGAATCAGCAGCCACCTCCGCCGAACCCAGAGCAGCAGAAGGCTCAGATGGAAAGCCAGAAGATTCAAGCCGAGATTCAGAACCTCATGGCAGATGCTCAGAGAGATCAAGCAAAGGTTATGCTGGACGCTCAGAAGTTTGAACATGATAAGGGCATTGAACTTGCCGAACTGGAACTGAAGCAGGCTGAACTTCAAATCGAACTAGAAACCGGAATGAACGTTAAGGCAGGATAAATGTCAAATGAACAGCGTGAAACGCACGCAAAGCGTTTACTGGAGGACCAACTCTTTGTGGAGTCCTTCGAGATATTGAAGAAACAATTGGTGTCAGAGTGGATGCACACTGACCCACTAGAGATTGACAAGCGAGAGGCAATACACCTAAGCATCAAACTTGTGGACAGATTGTATGCTCATATCGAGAGCGTACTTGAGACTGGGCAAATCGCCAAGTCATTAACCAAGCACCCATATATCTGACAGGAGAAAAATTATGGATAATCGAGTTAGCGAAGTGGACATCCCGAATCTACCGGAATCCGCTTCTGTAACCGAAACAGGCGAAGGCAGTATTGCCGAAGCAACAGACGCACTGCTGAATATGCTGGACGCAGAAGATGCACAACCCAGCGAGGAAGCAGAGCAACCCTTAGAAGAAGCAGATGAGTCCACCCCGGAAACGGAAGACGAAGATGTGGAAGAAGGTGAGGTTGAGGACGAAGCCGAATCCGAAGAGGATGAGGACGAGTACGAACCTGAGGATAACCGTGACGAAGAAGGCGAAGATACATCGGATACATACTCTGTCAAAGTTGACGGACAAGATGTTGAAGTGACTATTGACGAACTTGTCGCTGGTTATTCACGCCAGAGTGACTACACACGTAAGACACAAGAACTGGCAGCGGAAAGGAAGCAACTGGAAGAAGCCTTCGAGCGTATGCAAGGAGACATCGAACAGAACAATACAATCCGCGAGCAGTACATTCAAGCAACTGGACAATTCATTGCTGCATCTCATGCAGACCTTGAGAAGTTCACCAAGATTGATTGGCGTGCCTTGAAAGAGGATGACCCAATTGAGTATGTTACCAAGCGCGACGAGTATCGAGATGCGCAAGCCAGAATCCAGCACGCACAAAGACTGCAGCATCAAGCAGCAGAAGAGGCGGAGCAGGAAAGGGCTTTGCTACTCCAACAGCACGTTGCAAAGGAGCATGAGTTAATGGCGGAAGCCATGCCTGAATGGGCAGACACGGAGAAACGCTCAGCACTTGCTGGACAAATCCGTGGTTATGCTGAAAGCATGGGTTATCAACAGGAAGAGATTGAGGGTCTTGCAGACCATCGTTCGCTTCAGGTTCTAATCAAGGCTATGAAGTATGACGCCCTGCAGGGTGGTGACATCAAGAAGAAGAAGATACGCAATAAACCCAAGTTGATAAAGTCAGGTACATCCAGAACCAAGGATGCTGCTGATAAGAAGAAGCGTGCTGCACAAGCCAACCGTCTGAAGAAGTCTGGCAGTTACAAAGACGCTGCTAAACTTATGGAGGACCTTATCTAACAAAACCTAAGGAGAACTGTTATGGCAGTACCTACAAATACCCGCACCACCTATGGTGCCGTTGGAATCCGTGAGGATTTGTCCAACATCATTTACAACATCGCGCCGGAGGAAACTCCGTTCATGAGTGGCATTGGTCGTTCAACCGCTGACAACACCTACTTCGAGTGGCAGATTGACACTCTTGATGGTGGTAACGATAACCGTCAGTTGGAAGGCGATGACGCCAATGTTCTGGCTGTTGACGAGCCGACCCGCGTAGGAAACTACACGCAGATCAGCACGAAGGCTGTCCAGAGTTCTGGCACCGCTGAGGCTGTGGACTTTGCCGGACGTAAGTCAACTCAGGCTTACCAGATGGCTAAGCGTGCGAAGGAGTTGAAACTTGACATGGAAGCCATGCTTCTTGCTCTTGCTCAGGCTCCTTCTGCTGGCGCTGCTGGCACGGCTCGTGCTACCGGCTCTGTCGGCGCATGGATTACCTCCAACGCTGTTGTTGGCACGGCTGTCTCGGAAGACGACATTCGTGAGTGCATGGAACTCTGCTGGAAAGCGGGTGGAATGCCGAAGGTGTTGATGTGTGACGGTGTTGTAAAGCAGGCTATCTCTGCACTTTCGCAGAGCGTGTCTGAGTTGCGTACCGCAGCAAATGACAAGTCACCAGCGTTCGTAGTCGCAGCGGTGGACATCTATGTTTCCGACTTCGGAAATCTTCAGATTGTTCCGAACCGTCTGATGCCTGCAGAAACTGCGTACTTGCTTGACTATGAGTACTGGGATGTCGCTTACCTGCGTCCTTTCATGACTCATGACTTGGCTCGTACTGGTGACTCCATCAGCCAGTTGCTTGTCGTTGAGTATGGTCTTCGTTCCAAGAACGAGGAAGCCAACGGTAAAATCACTGGTTGGGCACCACCTGCGTAATCAGACTGGGATGGGACCCCTTCGGGGGTCCTTGACCTTTTCAAGGAAACAAAATGGCTACAGTAAAAACGACAAATGTTGAACCAAGAACAACCAATGGCACACTAACCATTGGCACTGATGACTCGGCCACTTACTTCAAGGGTCAGGTCGTCCTACCTGAGCACGCTACAAAAGCAGAACTCGATGAAGAGTTTCAGATTTTGTTAGCAAGAATCGAGGCACTAGAGAACGCATGAAGTTGACGAAAAAGGACTTTAAAAAACCCAAGGAAGTGAAGCGGGAAGGCAAGCGCATAGACCCTGTTCAGGAACTTAAGCGTGCTTACGCAAAGCCTACACGGGTAGCGAAGGTCGGAGGAAGGGGATATGTCTAAGACAATCTTTGACAGAGATGAGCATACGGTTACCACGTTTGAGGAATCTGCTGACAGGTTTACCATTACCAAGACGCAAGACGCGCAGCCCATACTCGACCAAAACGCTAGAGAACGGAACGAAGGTGCTAATAATTCCACCTCAACCGCTATGGGCAGAAAGGTGGCGTCAATCCCCCTAGTCGTGTGGCAGAACTGGATGAAAGAGACTAACGGAGAAATACAGCGTGACCCCGCTGTGCTGGCTGCATACCTGAACAATCCTGACAACGCATACTTCAAGACACACAACAGCAGGATTTAATTATGGCATTATCTACCTACGATGAACTAAAGACCAGCATTGCTAACTGGGCAGACAGGGATGATCTATCTAACTTCATCCCTGATTTTATTGCGCTTACTGAGGCACGATTCAATCGTGAACTTCGCCTGCGCTCTATGGAGCAAAAAGAATACGCTACTACCGTGGGTGGACAGGCCAACTATGCACTGCCTACAAACTACTTGCAGATGCGCGAGTTTCGGCTCAACACAGACCCAACGGTATCCCTGCAGTATGTAAGCCCTGAGATTTACGAGGCTTGGAACCTTGGCTCTGGACAGCCTAAGTGGTACACGATCATCGCCAATGAGATTCGCTTGGGTCCGGTACCTGCAGGCGCTTACGAGATGGAGATGCTGTTCTGGCGCAAATTCCCGAACCTTTCGCCAACCAACACAACTAACTGGATGCTTCAAAACGCGCCTGATGTCTACCTGTACGGTGCCCTGCTTGAACTGGAGCCGTTCATACAGAACGATGCACGCATCAATGTATGGGCTGCTGGATACCAGAAGGCGGTCACGGACATTCAGTTACAGGATGACAAGGACAGACATAGCGGTTCAGCACTCACGGTGCAGAACTGATGGCGGTACCTGACTGGTCTGACTGGCCTGCAGTTATCGCTGCACAGGAAGCAGATGTCACTACACCGGGACCAAAGTATCCCGGTACATGGTACTACGATCAACGCAACTGGGTTCCAGAGGTAGCAGACACCGGCATAGTGTGGACTACGATTCCCCCAGAGGTGGTCGGTCAGGCAGACTTCGACATGACGCTCAGGTATCAACTTAACAGCATCAAAGACCTTTGGACTAAGGTTACAGGAGAAGAGACACAATGGACAGAGATATCCTATCCAGATTAAAGTTCAGTTCGACTTATAAGTTCGACTGCTACAGGGATGACGAACTCGTCTGGACCGAAACCAAAGATAACCTTGTTGTCAATGAAGGTCTTGACTTTGCGCTTGCTAACATCTTCGGGATGGCTGTAAAGCGTAAATGGTACTTGGGTTTGATTGGCGCGCCTGCAGTCATATCCCCTGATGACACGATGACATCACACGCCTTTGAAGAGTATCAAGGCAGTGTCAGCACGTTCAGGCCCAGAGCAAAGTTTGA